TCTGCAGCACCCCTTCCAACTCGCCCTTAGCGTCATCAGCCTTGGCCTTGGTGTCATTGGCCATCTCCGCGCGCTGCTGGGCGTTCTTGGCCATGTCGCCATCTAAGATGGCAAAGGCCTGTTCGATCTGGGTCTGGCTGGTCTGCACAGCCTGCTCCAGAGTGACCACCGTTGTGGACACCTTTTTGCCGCCTTGCTCGACGGTGCGAACCACTTCCTGGGCATTTCGTTCCGCCAGGCTCGTGGCCTCGTCGGCATACCGCTTGGCCAGGTCGGTCTGGCCTTTAGCCGATGCTTCCCGGGCCTTGGCCAGCTTGTCCTCGATCTGCGCCACCCGGTCGGCGTATGCCTGTTCGTCGGACATGGTTTTCTGCTTCAGTGCACGGATCCGATCCTCGTAGGACATCTTCAGCAGCAATCGCTGGTCCTCGATCTCCTTCACGGCCTTCAAGTGCCGCTGCTCCTCGCCGATGAGGACATCGACCGTCTTCCGGTATCCGGCTTCCAGTTGCTTATAGATCTCGATCTTTGCGTCGGTGGCGTCCTGCTCCAGCTTCACCGTATCCATGCCTGCAGCGCGTGCGATTTCCAGGGCGCGGCCATGGGTTGTCTGCCAGGCGCGTTCCATATCCTCGCCAGCGGTCCTGATGGCATCGACCTTCTGCTGCTCCGCCTCAACCGTGATGCGGGCCGTCTCGCGCAGTTGGTCGCGCTGGCTGAGACCTGCTGTCTGCACCACCTCCAGCTCTCGCTTAGCCGCGTCGTCAATGGCCAATAAGCGATCCGCGAGAGTCGTCTTGATCTGCTCGGTGGCCGTCTTGTAGCTCGCCACCAGCGCTTCGATAGGTGCGGTTGCTTCCTGCATGGCCAGCTGGATCTGGTTCTTGGCCTCGGCCACGTCTCCGAATGCTGCAGCACGTTCTGCCATGGCCTTTTCCGAATCGTCATCATTCTTGAACCAGTTCCAGGCGTCCCAAAGGAGCGTCAGTCCTGTGATGGCCCATCCAACTGGGCCCATCATACCGAGGATTGCTCGGCCAATTCCGGCCATAGCGACGCGGACAGCAACAAGAATGCCTGTGCCGGCGCGCATAGCCGTAAATATCGTGCCAAACGTTGCCCCTGCTGCGGTAGCGACGGCTCCTAGCCTTGCCAGTACCGGTCCGAGAACGGAAAATATCAACTTGAGCGGGCCCCAAGCCAAAGCGATCATGACGCCGATAGTGGCCAACCTGGTCAAGTTCGGGGCAACATCGATCAAGACCCTGATGGCGTCTGCAACAGCCACCAATGCCACCGAAGCCGCTCGGATCATCGGAAGGAATAACTCTCCGACCGCCGCGCCAGCGTTACGCCAGGCCGCGCCCATCTTGTTCAGCTCGGCCTCGGTCGATTCGAGCTTCATGTTTGTCAGGTCGCGCAAGCCCTCGATCAGTTCTTCGTCTGACTTGGCGGCACGGCCCATAGCTTCGTTCAGTAGATCAACGCCGCCCGCCAGCTTGGCGATATTCTCCGTGTCCAGGCCTTCCTGAAAAATCCCCCGCAGGATCTCGAAGCGTTCGGCCGAAGGCATTTCCTGCAGCCTCGCCATGAACTGCTGCAGCGCTCCGCTGGCATCTCCGGCAATGACCTGGGCAAACTTCCTGGCGTCTCCGACCACTCGCTGTAAAGCCTTGCCGGCCTCGCCCGTTCCGGACGACGCGAGGCGTAACTTCCCCAACAGTGTTCGCATGGCCGTACCGGCCTGTTCCGAGGTAGCTCCCAAGCTCAAGAACGCCGTTGCCAATGCGGCGGACTGCTTCGCGGTCAGACCGAATTGGATCGCGGATCCGCCGCCGAGCTTCAGAGCTTCGATGATATCCCGCTCGCTGGTCGCGGCATTGTCGGCCAGCTCGTTCAGCGTGGCCACAAAAGCTTCCATATCCTTCACGCCAAGGCCAAGGATGTTCTTCAGCTTGGCGAGAGCGTTGCCAGCTTCCTCGGGAAGCATGTCAAAGTTCATGGCTGCCATGGCCGCAATCCGCGAAAACTCCAGCAGATCACGCTTGGCCACGCCGGTCTTGGCTGCAGCCGTGGCGAGTTGCGTAATGCCCACCGCGCTCATGCCAAGTTCGACAGCCAGATCTTGGAACTCCTTGCCCATCTCTCTGGCTTCTTCACGGTTCACGTTGGCTGCTCGTCTGAGATCCACCAGGGCGGACTCAAAGCCGATGGCCTCCTTGGCCGCCTTGCCGAATACAGCCAGGCTCGCTGCCAGGCCGACCAACTGCCCCCAGGCATCCCGAAGCTGGTCTGATATCCTGACAGCCCCCGACATCTCCCCCTTAAGTTCCGACATCTTGACCTTGGCTGCCTGGGTCGCGCGTGCCAGTTCAGAGCCCGTCGATCCGCTCGACTTCTTGAGCCGATCCAGGGCGGCGTTCACCTGGTCCATCTCTTCCTTGATGGCCCTGGTGGAACGAACGCCCAGGGTGCCCCAGTCGCGCTGGGCGACCACCGCAGCCCGCGTTTCCTTGACGCGCTCGCGAGCTGCGTTGATCGCCTCCCGGTCCGCAGCCGTGGCTTCGCGTCCGGAAATCTTGACCTGAGCAACGAGGGCTTTCAGCTCGGCCATGGCCTGCTTGGCATCGGCCTGGATCTTTACGGAGAGATTCATGTCACTCATGCGAGGTCCTTTTTCAGCTTCGCCAGGTAGGCGTCGTAATCCTTCGGTTCAAACCATGCGGCACGTGCCGCGTTGCTCTGTTCGATCGCGCGCAGTGCTGATTCCCTGCGCTTCCTGGCTGCAAGGGCGTCAGCCAGAGCCCATAACCCCGGAACGGGGAGGTTCAGGATTTCGTCGAGCCGGTACCCTGCGCCGACAAGGGCGTCGATTGCTTCAGACCAGCTGCCATCTCGGTCATCCCCTCGATCGTCTGCGTGAACACGGGGAGGACCTTCCTGGCTAAAAAATCGCCGTTCACCACCAGGAGCTTCCCAAATAGACGCACCAGGTCATCCAATCCGAGATCGTCAACCCATGCCCTGGGCTTCCTGGACCCAATGGCACACGCGGCGATAATGCTCTCAACGGCAACGTCGGATTTATCCACAGCAAGGTCCAAAATCCGCTGTTCAAGCTGTGCGTTTTCAAGGGATTGGTATGAGAGCAAAAGCTCCTTGATGTCTGCAAAAATTGGTTTGATGGCCGCGACCAAGCGCGGAAGTTCACGCGTCCGAATGGGGGTCAATTCCAGTGTCTCTTCGCCAATAGGCAGAACGAAAGGTGCCGGGGCGATCTTTTCAAGTGTCTCCATGGTGCTCCTTATGGATCGGGCCAGGCTCTTAATGAACCTGGCCCGCCGATGTTTATGTCAAGGTTATCGCAAGACTCGTTCGCGGAAATACTTGGACCCCGTGGTACGGGTAAGGTCAGCGAGGATGGATCCTTCCAGCTCAAACGACTGAACGGTCTCATCCGAGATCAGGGAGAGCACCTTGGCCGGGTCGAACTGGCACTTGAAGGCTTCAACTACGACCGGCTTGTTGGAGTCTGCGGTATTCAGGCCCTCGAAACGCAGCAGGCGGGCCACGGCGCCAGTGGTCAACGAGTCCACCTGTCCCTGGGCCTCATAGTCGTAGGCGGCTGTCAGGTCATCATCGTCCACCAGGCCGGAGGTTGCAGGAGTGGACGCGAACTTGATGCTGCCCGCGTCGGCATTAAGCTGGAAGTCATAAGGTGTGGCATCATCCACGTATGCCACGAGGGGCGTCCCCCCCTTCGTCAGCACCACGTTGCTGACCTTAATGTGGGGTAGTGGCATGATCTTTCCGAGTCGGCACACCAGCGCGCCAGCAGTAACTTCTCCTGCGACAACGTCCGTCGCCGTGCCGCGCGTGAACATGGCCAAGACATCGCGGGCAAAGTTCTGGCAGGTCATTTTAATGCTGACCTTTGTCTCCTTCTCCTTGCGTAGATCCGTGCCGCGCTGGCCGCTCTGGCTCTCGGTGTGTTCCTCAACGGACACCTCAACGCCAATCTCCAGGGCAGTAGTGTTGCCCAGGGCTGTCAGCCCCAAAAGGTTGTTATCATCATCCAGGTCGCCGACCAGGACAACGCCCTGCCCGGAGTAGTAATATGTCTGTCTATCCCATGTCGTCATTGATCTCTCCTCGGGCCTTCGCCCTAAGCCCCGCGCGGGGCAAATACGTTGATTGCGAATTGGGCTTCATAGCCCATGAGGCCGCTACCCTCCGGCAGACGAAGGAGCTGGTCCCCCATCCTGGTCAGCGTGCGGGCAGCGTCCACCTTGGCCCCGGACAGGGCAGTGTTAACGACTTCCAAAAGCCCCAGGGCTGTAACGGCCCCAGCTTTGGAGGACCGATATTCCTTGGTCAGCACCAGACAGGACCACACCCACGTCTCAGAGTGCATCATGGTCTTTGGATCTTGACCCGGCCGTGGCTTGCCCCCGGCGTAGACCACCCAGACCGCACTGCCGCGTACGTCCAGGGCATTGCGGTCGGACAGGCCCATGGGCAACGGCGCCACAGCGACACCTGCCGGCACCATCTTCTTGAGGATGGCGACGATCGCGTCTTCGTGCTCCAATCTGGTCATCACAATGCTCCTTCCAGGAAGTCCTGAAGCGTAGCCTTCACCTCGGGCCAATCGAGGCTGTCCTGGTCAGGGAGAAAAGGCCGGGACGGAATTACCGTTTTCTTCCCGCGTCCAGCCTTCCCGCCAAGTTGGTGGATCGCTGCATACAGTACGTTCGTTCCCACTTCGACCTGGTTGTCCGTGGCCAGCACGTTGATGGAATTGCGCAGGACGGCCGTGTCGATCAAAGTCTGGCCACCGGTGGCCTGCGCCCGGCCGGATGCTGGCCAAGCCGTACCGTCTGGGGCCACGCCCGTTTCAAAGGCTGTGTCCGTCTGCTCCACAATGATCTCGCCGATGGTCTGCATGACTGGCGTCAAATCGTCCATTCTGCCTGCCAGCTCATCCAGCATGGCCTCCATCTGGATGGACTCGATCTTGACGGACAGACCGGACATTACAGCGTCCTCCTCGACATCAGCCGTTCACTTACCGTGAACGAGGCCGTCCCTTGGCTCGGCTCCGATGCCACTCCGTCTTCCGCTCCCAGGGCCATCTTGCCGGTGGCGATGGCCTCCAGCAGGCGCATGCACCTGGTGGTTTCCCGTTGCCAGGTATCCGGCTCTTCGACGCCCGGGCGGCGCAGGTAGAGGTGATGGATGGCCAGTTTGGTGGACAGGTTCTCGATCAGCGCCGGCACCGGAGAGAGCGGGACCCGCTTTACCGTTCCAACGTAAGCGTCGATTTCCCGATCGGCCTGTTCGATGGCTTCCTCAAGCACGGCTGTGACCGCCGAATCATCGAGCAGCCCGGCGGCGTCATCGTCGGCCAGCTGCAGGACCTCGTACTCGGGGAGCAGCTTCAGGATCTGGGCGACGGGGCTGTACATGGGCTATTCCTTGTCCGTCTTTTTACCGGCCGGTTTCGAGGCAGGCTTTGAACCTATGATTCCAGCCGCATTGGCGGCGATCTCAACGACGAGCATCGGATCCGCCTGCAGTTCAGCCAGTTGCTCCGGCGTGAATGCATCATCCAGGTGCTCGACCGGCTTGGCGCTATGGGCCACCCCGCAGCGCCGGAAGCCATCTTTCTTTGCGGTGATTATGATCATGCTCGCTCCTTGTTCAGAGGGCCGGGATCGCTCCCGGCCCGGTGGTGATTATTATTCCGTGCCCGTGCTGCCGTAGCAGAGCTGCCAGAACCCGTAGCCCGCAGCGCCTCGCGCCTCGCAGCCAAACTTGAACTCGCCGCGCATGAACACGTCGTCGTTCTCTTGGGTGGTCTGCTGCACAAAAACTGGCTCTTTGCGCGGCTGGTAGATGAAGGGGCGGACAGGCTTGGTTGTGTCCAGCAGGAACCAGGCGGTGTCCGAGGTCAACCTGGCATCGACGACCAGTTCAGCCGTGCCCTTGTAAGGGTTGGGCTTGCCGTCTTCCAGGCGATCATCGTTCAGCAGGGCGCGGCCCGTGTCTTCGAGGGCAGGCGGAACCAGCAAAACGTTCGGGGTGATATTCAGCGGACGGCCTTCGTCGTCCTTGAACTTCTTCATGGCAGTGCGGGCCGCGCCGTAAGATCCCTGGGCAAGAGCAAAGGTGGCGCAGCTCAAGGCCTTGGAGCCCTTGTTGCTGACCGATGTGGCCTCGCCGGTGTTCGGGTTGATAACCGGGTGGTCGGTGTCGACAAAATACTGGCCGTCGAAGCACTCCGTGGTAAACGCGTCGTTGACCTTGTCAAAGACCAGTTCGTCAGGCCACTGTTTGGCGGAAAAGCCGGCGTTCTGCGCCTGGGGGGCATAGATCCCCAGGTTATCGTCCT